CCTTGAGTGGAGCCAAGCGTAATTTTTTAACTTACTTGGATCCATCTCTGTTTGAGGGTTTTAATTGTCCAGCAGAATTGGACGACATTTTCTGGACAGAGTTTGATAAAGCTGTTGAGGGATATCGCAATGGAGAAAGGTATTATCCCGCCTTCAAAGCGTGTCTCAAAGATGAGCCTACAAAACTGTCTAAGGATAAGGTGCGTGTTTTTCAAGCCGCGCCTATTGTCTTACAAATGATGACTAGGATGTATTTCTTGCCGATTGCGAGGATTTTCTCGTTGTTTCCAGCACTCTCAGAATGTGCAGTTGGTGTTAACTGCATGGGACCTGATTGGTCTGAGTTAGGTGCTCATATGAAACATTTTGGCGAGGATCGTATCCTAGCAGGGGATTATAGTAAATATGATCTCCGCATGCCCGCTCAGGTGATGTTTGCAGCCTTTCGAATCATGATTGATGTTGCCATTATTTGTGGTTATTCGGATGATGATGTCAGAATTATGCAAGGAATTGCTACTGATATTTGTTATCCTGTTATGGCTTACAATGGTGATTTGATTCAGCACATTGGATCTAATCCTTCTGGACAGAATTTGACAGTTTATATTAATTCAATTGTCAATTCTTTGTTGTTCAGATGTGCTTTCTTCCATTTGAAGGGCTCGCAAACAAAATTGCACTTCCGCGACGTTTGCAAGTTGATGACGTATGGTGATGATGTCAAAGGTTCTGTGAAACGAGGTCATGATGATTTTAATCACATTTATGTGGCCAAGTTCTTTGCAGAACATGATATGAAATTCACTATGCCTGATAAAGAGTCGGACCCTATCCCATTTATGAAGGATTGTGATGCAGATTTTCTGAAAAGGAAAAATGTGTTCTGTTCCGAAACGGGGTATATTATGGGTGCTCTTGATGAGGATTCTATTTTTAAGAGTCTTCATTCAAATCTCAAATCAAAAGCAAACACACGTGAGAAGTTGGCGGCGGATAATATTGATGGTGCATTACGTGAGTGGTTTAATCATGGACGTGAAGTCTATGAGCTCCGCCGATCGCAAATGCAGGAAGTTGCTACGCGATCTAACATTGACCACATTTGCAC